CGTTACGAGTGGGTGGTCTGTAGCGCAAAGTTCCTTGCTGTCACCACCGGTATACGTGCTGTCGAAAGCATTGTTAAGAACCGCTGCGGCCTTAACCTGTTTCGTCTGACTCATACTGCGGGCAAGAGCTTTCGTGTAACGACCGGCAAGCCTGTCGTACAAGTTATCCTCGACCGCTTCTTCGGTGATCGAAAAAGCAAGGGCAATCGTTTCCATCGTATAACGCGCTGTATAAGCTTCTTGCGCGTCATCGAAGGATACTGCACTGCCTTCCGCCTTGGTTGGGGCGCTTCCAAAACCTGAAAGCATAACCTCTTCCTCAAAAGCACGGTCCGAACTCTCCATAGAGAAGATTTCTTCGTGCTCCCGATCATACTGATCGTACTCCATTCCGAACAATGCGTTCAGGCCGGGTTCCAACTCTTTTACGAGTTGTGCTCTACTGATAGCCATTTTCTAAACCCCCTATACGCCAGTAGTTGAAGGAGTACCAGCAGCAATAGCGCCGTTGTTGCTATTGAAGTGGTTATTAAGTCGGACAATTGCACCAATGCCCGCTGCGGAGAAGTCTTCGTTAGAAGAGTCTTCTACCCAACCCATAATCCGCATTTGCAGTGCAGCCGTAGTGGCAATCGTGCTGATCGCGAGGCGACCTAACGATACACCAGTGGCATCCGTGCCAGTAATTGCGGTTGAGAAGTTAGCGTTAGCAAAAACTGCGGCACGTGCCGTAGCCTTACTGGTCCACGAAGCATCCGTTGCAATAACATAAAGCTGCATTGGATCGTCGTTGACATACGCCTTTACAGGGTGGTTGCTATCTGCCCCCGAACCGGGCCAGTAATTGCTCCACGTAGGTTTTCCAGTGGTACTAGAAACATACTCACAGCCCTGGAACACGCCCAAAAGCCCTACCGTACCACCAGCCGCCGCTCCCGGAGCGTCGATATAACCGGTGGAAAGAGGAATCACGGGTTCGCCGTGATAAAGCTTGTTTGTGTTGCCGTTAGCTATCTCATAAAGAGTATAGTTTGAAGTAGCAGTGGAATTGGCCGCGCCACCCATCTTGTTGAGCGGACGGAGGCCAAAGCTTCCGTTAATGTTAGCCATTTCGTTTGCTCCTTAAAGCAAAAGGGTTCAAAACAGGTGCCCTATTTTCTAGGGCCTCCAAACGTTACACGCGATTGTCGTTCAGGCTTCTGAATCGCCATCGAATGATGCTGCGTCTCCTTCATAAGATCGTTGTCAACTGCGGTCATTGCGTCCGAACTCATTTTACCAAAGTAGTCCTTACGTTCCTCAACAATCTCAATTGGAATACGGGCCAGCAACAGCCCTCCTACGCCAAAGACACCTTCATAGGTCCCGGAATCCACAGTTGGGGCCTCAAACTCAGGGTATTCTTCTTTCCGGACCAGTTCCCACCCTTCTCTCATGCGGGCAGAAACATTCTTCCGGTCGTCAAAACCCCTGACTTCAGACCGTATCCATCGGTGGACAAAGCCTTCTGGCGGGTCGGGTGCGTCCAATAAGGACGGGGGACTCCAAGGTTTCCTTTGCGTTTTTACGGCTCGGGTCTTGGATGCGCGAGGAGTACGATCAATAGTGTTTTCAGACATTGTCATTTCCTAGCGTTTGTATTTCGCGTACTGGTCTAGAGGAACCCCCAACTTGTTCGCAATAGTAACTTCACTTGGGGATAATCTCACTGTTTTGCGCCCGGATGGCCCCGAACGTGTAGCAGAGGCAACAGCCTGTTGGGGCCTGTTACCTCCGGTATAAGAAGTGGTGCCCCCAAACTTGTGGGGAAACGCTTCTCGCATTCTTTCGTCAATTACACGATAATACTCTGGTGAGTTTGTGTCAAAGTCTTCTTGTTCGACCAAAGTCTTGTGTATTCCAAAAGCAGCGAAGGTCATTGCGTCGTCTTCGCCAAACCACTGGTTCTCTGGCTTCTCCGCCCATTCCACGGCTCTTGGATCGGGACGGCCCGGTGCGGCGGCTTGGACCGGTGCAGCTTGAGCCTGCTGGGCTTGGAGTTGTTGAGCGTCATACTGAGCCCGCTGAACAGACTCTGCTTGTTGCTGTTTAGCCGCCTTGACCCGCTCCTCTTCTATCGCAAGTTGCGACAGCTTTTTGTTGATCTCTACCTGAGAAGAAGTGTCGTTAGTCGCAATCGCAGTCTCCAGATCTCTGGACAGAGAGTCAGACTGCGTGGCTACACGGTCTCCGTATTCCTCAATGTAACCTTGGTCCAAATCGTGAACCCGGGTCCTAAGCTGGTTGTTTTCCGCCTGAACGCCTCTGGCATACTCGACTGCCGCCTGCTGCTGCCGTTCTGCTTCCCGGGCCTTCTTTGTAAGCTTGTCAATTCGACGTTTGACTTTTTTACTGTAATCTTCGTGTTCCTGAGACGTTCCCGGAACACCTTCTTCGTCAGGAAACGAGTCAACCACAACATCGACACTGGATGCAGTCTCTGGAATATCGACAACTAACTCGTCTTGAGCTTCTTCAGGCATGGTTTATCTCCATGTTAAAAGTGCAGGATATCTTCGGGGTCCTGTATAACCGCTATAACCTCGTCATCATTTAAAACGCGAACCTCTCCGCCGTCTATCTTGAAGCGTGCGCCCGCATACCGTCCAAAAATAATCCAGTCTTTCTCCCGGCACCACGGGCCACTAGGGAACTTCTTACGGTCTTCATAGGCAAGAGGTCCCACTTTTAAAACATACCCGCACACGGTAGCCACGGATTCCCTGTCTACCACTGTATCTGGTAGAAGAACGCCGCCCTGACTTTTACCCTTTCCCCTATAAGGAAGAATCAACAAGCGCCAACCCGTAGGTTCAGGCAGTCTATTAAACGTAGCCACGTCTAACTTGCTGGGATCTAAGACTCGTTCTTCGGGTTTTACATAGGCGGGGTCTAGGGAAACTACGCTGGAAGCGCCGGTTAGTTCGGATTTTTTGGACATTAATCTGCCTTTTCTAAGATTTCTCTTAACTCCTGTCCTATATAATCCAAAGACTCTACGTTGCCAACCAGTTGTTTATACTCTTCGTGACTTTGTACTCCACCAGAAGTCATAATCTCTGAAACACGGTCTCTACGTTCTCGAATAACTTGCAAAAGTCTTTCCGCCAGCAAAATTCCGTCCATTAGCAACGCCACCTTTTTCTTGCTTGCCGAATACGGGAATTGGGATTGTTACGAGTTTTTGCAGAACTCTTCTTCAACTGGCCCAAAGACCTCGCACAATAACTTCTTCGGCGCTTGGCGCGAGATTTGCTGGGATTTTTTTCAGTTACAGCGGGTTTGAGTTTTGATTTTGGGTTGGCTTTGCGATACGCGCTTATACCTTTTTTAGTCATCCCGCTTTTTTTGCCATAGTTGGCATTTTTACCGGTAGTTGTGCGCCGTATAGGTTTATCTTTCCGGGACATTATCGCTTCTTCTCTTGCTGCCAAGCACGAACTTTGCTCATGCTACGAGAACCGAACCAGAATGCAATGATTGAAGAAAATATAACAGAGGTCTCAGGGTCCCAGATAGCGACTAACCCCGCAGACAAATCCATGCCCTGCGTACTCACCATACTGTACAACGTGACGCCCTTGATCGTCGCAAACAACAAAAAGAAGGCATAAGTAAGGACAGGGCGCACAGAACCCCGCAGAGCGTTGACAAAACCTCCAGCGTCAATAGACCGGTCATGCTCATATATGCCTTTCGTTTCCGCAATGTCAGCCTCGGCGTCCAGTTCTTTTATTTTTAGCTCCGAAAGCTTGTCTGCGTACTTGGCTTTTGCCTCCAAAAGAGCAATTTCCTGCTCATTTGCCTGTTTTTGCTTAAAATAACCCAGTATTTCCGGAATTATGGACGTTCCGAAGCCTAGCGCGGTTCCTAAAAGCGAAATAACCATGAATTACCGCTTATTTCCTGCTCATATAGGCGCTCATGCCCATGTAAGCACACGTGACCCCAGAAAAAGCTATGTAGGCAAGCCCCAGAAGGTCGCTTATAGACTTGAGTCTGCTTTCGCTAACGACAAAAAACAAAAGTCCGGTCATCCCGACCATGATGCCAAGGGCGCACCACGCCATATGGCGTTGGGCATCCATCTTCTCGGCTGTCTCAAGAGCTTCAATCGCTGCCAGTTCTGTATCCGACACAACCCCGTCACCGTCAAGATCCAGGGTTTGGTGGCGGCTGTCTCTTTGAAGCTTCTTCTGGGTCATCTCTTGTCGTTCCAAAGATCAAACAAGACCTTAACCTTGTCTTTCAACACTTCCAGATCACCATGCATCTTGGCAAGGATGATTATAAGGCCGACTATAGCAACCAGAACAGGCCATCCCGCATTGAAGACTTCTATAAAAGAAACATCCGTTCCATGCGACATGACTTAATTCCGTACACATCAGAAGAACTTAAAAAACGCCCTTCTCTTTCAAAAGAAAGCCAATTACGCCTCCCACCATGCCAACCACAATTACAGCAGGTTGAGAGATAAGAACGCCTACACCAACAATCACACCGCCCAAAGCAGCGTAGCTGGAAGGCTCTTTCATGCGATCCATGATCCAGTTCATTTATCTAGTCCTTGTCTAACAGATTTTAAAGGAGCCACCACGAAGCGCAGCGCCCATGCCACGATTTTTCCCGGAAATTGACGTAGCTTTAGCCACGTTCGGTGTGGTCTCGGTTTTTGCGTCGTTATAAGGAACAAAACCCTGATCCTTTACAAGGATACCTTTCCGCGCAACACCCACGGAACCCTTCTGTTTTTCCATAACAATCTCCTATTGACCGGTTTGTTTCATCAACTCGCGTTCGCGTGCCGCCTGTATACGTGCCGCCACGATTTCTTCCTGGGACTGTATTCTTTGCGCCCCAAGTTCTGCGGTAGACTGTGCCTTTTGTTGATCCAGAGAAAGGCGTGCCTGATCTATCTGATGCTCGGCCTCATCCCGTTTTGCGCGAAGCTGCAAGTCCTGTTCTTTAAGAGCAATCAAAGGATCTGGTTGCTGGTCTGATTGCCCGCTTATCTGGAGACTGAGAGCTTTGACCTCTTGCATCCCCACCGCTATTTGTTCCGCCACCATGGATTCTATTTGTAAAGCCTGCTCTTCGGTTGGTGCTTGTCCCTGAAGCTCCTGCATCATCTGGGCTGAGACCTGTTCCTTAGCGCCTATTGAAACATGCTCCATGACATGTTTTTGCAAAGCCATTGCTACCGCAGGAAGCTGCGCCACAGTTGGAGAAGATCCGAAGACCAAGTGAGCCATTATATGCGCCTTGTGGTTCTGCCCTTGGAATGCTTCCAGTTCAATGTTCTCCAATGCTTCTGAATTTTCCACTGCGGGATCTTTAGGTGCAGCTTCTTCCTGATCTATGACCTTGAGAATAGAATCAACGTCTTTGACACCAAGCGCCTTGTACATCCTGCGAAACGCTTCGTACATGTTATGCAAATCCGGAGCCGCTTGCGCCAACTGCAACTCAGTTTGCGCCATAGTGACCCTTTGCGACATGGAAAATATGTTGGGATCGGAAACTGGAATAACGTCAACCCTATCATCAAAATCCTCTGATTTTATAACCCGCTCCGCACCAACAACATTGTAGGGGTACTCCGGTGGAAGAGATTCCCCGAACACCTTCGCAAGAAGATCAAACTCATCTTTCTGTGCATAATGCAGCCGTTTATGTATGGCCGACATTACTTTGGCACCCTGTTCCAGCATTGCAATGGTAGTTCCTACCGCAGCCTGCTGGTTTCCGTCTCCAACCTGTAAATTAGATACCGCAGCAAAACGCTGACCCGCCTCTACGCAGAACCCCATTAACTGGAACAAGGTCTGATCGGCCCCCTTGTAGGGAAGCAGCATCAACGAATCTCGGATAGCACCTCCGGGAGAATCCACGTCCCGGAACTC